CAGCCGTCGTTGAACTCGTCCTTCTCGATGCCGCTCTGCTCCTCGACGCTGAGCTGCGCCTCTTCCAGTCCGTACTGAGCCATCATCTCCGCGGCCTTGGCCGCGAACGCTGCGGCCTCCGCTTCGTTGTTCGTGCCCTCGGCCTTTGCCTTCAGGGCGCGGATCACGCGAAGGACCTTGTCCAGCCGTGACTGCTGCTCTTGACTTGTCGTCATGGTAGTCTCCTAGGTTTGATGCTTCAATGATAGCACGGCTCAGCGACGACGGATACGCTCCATCCAGTCCTCGTGGGCCAGCTCTGGGTCGGTGTAGTAGTGGCCGGTGTGAAAGCCACCGTCCTCCTTGTTGAACCAGTGAGTGACGTACTCACCGCGCTCCGTGCGGCACAGAGTCACTGCCCCCGGTGACGTGGCGGCAGCGGCGCCGAAGTGACATACGTTCACCAGCGTCCAGCCCTTGCTGAACGCTGCTTGGTTAGGACAGTAGAGTGTTGGCATGGTCAGTCCTCCAGATCTTCGTCGGCGAACGGAATGTTACCCTTGTAGAGCTCCTCGCGTCCCTCGGTGGTCATCTGCGGCCAGCCGCCGCCGTTCATGAAGCTGCAGAAGCTGTACGCGTCCCACGGTCTGCCGAACGCGGCGATGGTCTCGCGAGTCGCGCGGTAGCCGGGTTCCGCCCCCGGCTCCACGAGTTGAACGCGCCACGTGTTGCCGATGCGTCGCACGGTGTGCATGTCGGATGCTCCTACAGGTAAGAGTTGAAGACGAACGCGAGTATGATCAGCATCGACACGAAGAAGCCGATGCCGGGGGCGACTGTCTCGAGTGTTCTCACTTGCGTAGGCTCCTCTGTGTTGCGGCCACCGTGATGGCGGCAGCGTGATTGGCGACCATGTCCAGGCGCAGATTGCGCTGGACGTTCATGACGGTGTTGACGGTCCAGCTGAGGATCGTCACCGGAGTGTTGCCCTTGTCGCTCTCTGCGCAGGCCTCGAGATATCTCTCGCGCTGACGCTTCAGCTCCTCGACGCCCTCCTCGTGGCGCTTGATCAGGACGTCGATCCACTCGAGACCGCCGTCGTGGGCCATCTTCAGGAGTGCGTTGTCCCAGTCTCTTCGTGCGCTGCTATTAGTCACTGTACCCTCCTAGGGTGTCTGTGTTGAACTAGAGTGTCGCTGCGGCGCGAACGTCGCGCCAGTCGTAGCTCACCGTCTTCTTGCCGACGAGAGGCCGGATGAACCGGCCATTCGGCAGCATCACGCCGAACATGTCGCCTCGCTGAAACATCAGCACCGTGCAGCCCTCGCGGGTCTCGGTGCGGTAGACGTTCCAGTGCGCGTCTAGGTACTGACGCGCGGCTGCAGCCTGCTTCGGGTGCTGGCTCTGCAGCGCCAGCTCGTTGAGCTGCTCCTGAGTGTAGTGTCGACGGCGCGTCATATTAGTCCCTCCACCTTCATCTGCTTGCGGCGCTCCTCGAAGTCCATGCAGAACGCGCAGGACTTCTTCGCCTCATCCTCGGTGCGCTCGCGACCGTCGTGGTCGCGGCCCATGTACGTCTGCCAGTGCGGACGGTTCATGTCCTGGAGATCCCAGTAAGTCGGCATGTCGCCGTCCTTCTCGGGTACGATCTGGAACTGATCGTTGGATAGTGTCTTCTTGCCGTAGGCCTCAGCCTCCTGTGGCGTGGCGAACCGCTGGAAGCGGTCGCAGCGACTCCAGTAGGCTCGGCCGCGATGACCCTCGGCCAGCAGGTAGATGTGATACGGCACTGGATACTGACCCCACTGCGGAGCGTAGTCGGTGGTCGACATTGAGCGAATGAGATACATTGTGCTTCTCCTTATTCTGCGTAGCAGATCAGTTGACCGGAACGGTAGAAGACGCCTACCTTGTAGGCCTCGTCTACCACGATTATCTTCCACTCGTCGCACGGTCGGCAGTTGTCTCGGCCGTGCACCATCGCCCAGCGATGGGCCTCGTCGACTGTCTTGAACGACGGGCTCACGTCCTTGGTAGTCATGTGGCTTCTCCTGTTTGAGTTGACTAGATGTAGCCGTAGAGCATGGCTTCGATGTGTGACTTCTGCTCCTCGCGAGTGCTGAGCTTCATCAGCTCTCGCGCCTCTTTCTCGGTGCAGCCGAACTCATCGGCTAGGTTCTCAATTACGATCTTGCGCTTCTTCAGCGACAGCTTGTTGTACGGCATCTTTTTTCTCTTGTTCATCTTGGCTTCTCCTAGATGCGAACGGCCATGATCTTGGCGTTCTCGATTAAGCTCTTCAGCGTCTTGTAGTCCTCGATGTTGCAGTGCGGAGGGCGCGTCTGGATGATCTCCTCCAGCAGCACCATCTGCGACGACGACAGACGAACGCGCTTCGTCTTGCCCTTCTTCTGCTTCTTCGGCGCTGGCGCGGCTGCGACAGGACCGTCGGGAAACAGTACCTCGAACTGCGAGTAGAACTTCTTCATGTTGCCGCCGCGCTTCTCGATCTCGGCTACGTATCCGGCGATCTGCTTCTGCACCGTCGCTAGATCCTCGCCGTCCTGCACGGCGTTCTCGTATCCCGCGCACTCGAAGCACTCGTAGCAAAGCGGCGACGAGCGATCCTGGTGAGTGATGCGCGTGCTGCGGTCGCAGGTCGCGCACTTGAACACACCGCGACCGTCGCGCTGAAAGTGATTTGCTTTTCTCATGGTGGTTCTCCGTTTGCTTGTGCATGTATAATGTGTGATAGCCTGAAAATTGACTAACGCAGAAGGCGGAGGCTCTCGCCTCCGCCCGCTGCAATCTCTTTGTCGTTGCTCTCCTCGCCTTCCTCCGCTCGTGCCGCCACTCATCTCGCTACTGCGGATGCGGTGGTCATCTGGTGTGAGATGCGGATTTCGGTTCCTTCGTGAGCGCCTCGTCTGGATCCTGCCAGGGATCCTCTGCGCTTCTAATGTTCTTGGCTCGTGGGCTGGATACTTCCGCCCTGCGACGACGACCCTCGGTCTGCGTTCTGGTGTTCGTCTACGAGTTTCCTGCCGGTTCAAAATTCTGCCAAAAAATTTTGCTGGCCAGCAGCAGCAACGGGTCCGCCCCGTTGTATTCGCGGTGTCCTAAACCACGGTAGCTTTTTTCGGCCGCTGAAGGGCGCTCGCTACCGTAAGGAGTCTTCCCTGTTTTTGCCCTTTTCGCCCCGGGACCGAAGCCGCTGTGGGGGAGGGGAATTGGCGGGACTTGACTCTTTTCGCCGGTGCCAGTTAGGGGATGGGGTTGGAGGCCACCGCTTGCTAACCAGCACCCTCATAATAGCCTACCCCTAGGGGTAGGCCAAGCGATATTCTTAGGCTTTTATACCTATTCATAGATTGGTTCCTAGGGGTTAATGAGACGTTAATTTTTCGTCGCTATTTTGGAAGGTCAGCCCACGTGCCGGTCGCGGTTCCCCACGTCCGGCCGTACTCGGCGTCCACCATCATGGGAACCTCGAGAGAAACTATCTCGCGCATGATCTGCGTTATCTCGTTCCCTGTCTTCTCACTGGCCTGACTGAAGCCGAGCTCGTCGTGCATCTGGATGAGCGGTACGTGGCCAGCATCGTAGCACGCTCGCATGGCCATCTTGGTCTGCCGCGCCGCGCTGCCCTGAATGAGACCATTCATGGCCTTTCGACACTCGGCCCGCCGCAGTCTCTTGCCGTACCACGGATGGTCCTTGTCCCTCACCCGCTCGCGAGCCTCCTCGATCCGGCAGTAGCCCATCTTGATCTGGCCGCCGCTGCCCCATCCTCTGCGCCGCTCGTCCTCTGAGAGCCAAGTCGGCTCCCACATGTCGAAGTGAATTCGGGCTCCGTCTATCAGCCGTATGAACCCGGTGCGACTGGCCTTCTCCTGACACAGAGTGTTCAGCTGCTTGACGAACGGCATCTGCTCGTCGTACTGCGTCATTATCTTCTCGGCCTCCTCCATGCTCTTGTTGATCATGGAGGCGAACTTCTTCACGCCAGCGCCGTACGACTTCGCGAAATTCGTGTCCTTCGCTGGCTTGCGCGGCAGACCAGTCATGTCGGCGACCATGCTGTGAAAGTCGGTGCGCGGATCTGTTCTGTAGCGAGTCGCGGCCTCCAGCGCCTTCTTCAGCTTGTTGCGAACCGCGAAGTGCACTATCAGCCGGTACTCCTGCTGAGAGTAGTCCGCCGACATCCACGCCTCGCCCTCCTCGGGCAGGAACAGCCCCCGGATGAGCGTCGCCAGCTCCTCGTTCCGATGCGGCATCTGCTGCAGCGGGGGGTCGGAGTAGCTGAAGCGATAAGTGCGAGTGCCGCCCTCCTCGGACTTGAACTGATTGATGGAGGCGTGAAGCCTGCCGAGATGGGCGTAGTCTATGATGTACGACTGAACGAACTTGTGCGCGGCCTCGTGATACTCCTTCGCCTTGACCAGCATGGGAGGGAGCCAGTGCGGCGAGTCCTTCATCCACTTCTTCTCGAAGCTGCCGCGTCCAGTACCGTCGCGCGGGAACTTGATCTTCAGCTTGGTGAATACGTCCGTCATCCAGCCGTTGGATCGCAGGTCGTCGATGTCGACGCCGTGTCCCAGCTTGGAGCTGATGTCGCGGAAGGTCTCCCTAGACGTCTCGATGCAGTGTGCCTTCACCTGCTCGGCGGCCTCTAGATCTACGCGAATGCCGCGCCTGCGCATGGCGTGGACCACCGGCAGGAGATCCATCTCGAGCTGGTACGCGTCTACTGTCTTCTCCTTCTCCATCAGCGGTCGCAGCTTGTGCGCCAGCTGGAGCGTGCGAACCGCGTCGGTCTCCGCGTACTCTCCCACGAACTTGGCCGGGAGCCGCCACATGTCCGTCTTCGGATCGATGCCGTAGGACGCCGCTGCGTCTCTGAGAACTCGCTCCTCCTTGCCCGGTAGTCCTTGCCACTCGCAGAGCGCGTCGAGATTGAACTCGAAGCGGTTCTCGTCTATCATGTTGGCCATGCACGTCGTGTCGTCCACCTGGGATGGACACCCGACGCCGAGATCTACGTCGCCCCATCCCACGTCGAACGGCGCGTTCTGCATCACGAAGCGGACGCCAGCCCTCTGATGGTCCTTCTCCCATCTGGCGATCTGGTCGGGCTGGAAGCACTCGGTGTCCGGATGCCTGATCGGCGCGTAGAAGGACTCGAAGACCTCACCCTTCTTCCACGCTGCGCTGACGCCTATCACGTAGCCAGCCTTCATCGCCCATCCTGGACCGCGCTCGGCCGCGAGGCCGTCGTCCTTGCACTCGCGGTCGAAGCCTATCTCCTTGCACCTGCGGAGATCAGGCAGCTCAGTCGGCGGCTCCCAGTCGCTGGTCGGCGTGAACAGCGGGTCCTGAAAGCCGCCGACGTGATAGTTCTTGCGCTTCTTCAAGTCTCCGCCTCCCACGCGCGGTCTATCAGGTGATGCTTCTCGTCGCTCGGGTTCCACTCGTAGAGTGTAGCGACCCACTCCTGCATCTTCTCCCACTCGTGACGATTGGCTTCTTCCTGAAACTTCGGGAAGTACTCTCTGGCGCCGAGAGGACACAGAGCGATCTTGACGACGTACAAGTTACCCTGCGTCGGCTTGAAGTCGTACAGACTGCGGATGAGCGCGGGCGGCTCTCCGAACTTCGGATCGCACACGCTGGCCTCTAGAACCCACAGAGGACCGACTCTTCTGAACCACGTCTCGATGTGCATCTGCGTGAATACGTTGTTGATCACGTCGTCGGTCATCACCCACGGAGCCAGCGACTCGTGCTGCCCGCCGTCCTCAGGAGTACCGATGACTCTCTTGTCGTCGAACGGTGGTTTAGAGTACGCGTCCACCGACTCTACGCTGGTGTCGCTGTTCCAGACCTCGCTCATCCTGCGAGCCTCCTCCGCAGTCAGCCGAGGCGCGACGATGATCTTCTTCTCTCGCTCCGGCAGCACCGCGCCGCGCGAGATCATCTCGGCCTCGATCAGCGTGGCGTAGCGCCGCAGGTCCCGGAGGCAGGCTAGAACGCTGCCGTCCTTGCCGCTCGGGTCGTCGTGTATCTTCTCGAAGACGTCCTCCTCGCTCAGCTTCTGCACCATCCACTCGGCCAGCTCGTGAGACAGCGTGTACTCCTTGTCCGGGTCCGTAGCTACGTCCTGAAGGTCCTCTCGGCTGAAGCTCTCCGGCCACGGCACGGAGGCCATCATGTTCAGCAGTCGGTCCATGTTCCTGCGAAACATGAACCACGCGCTTCGTCCACCGGCCATCTTCCAGCTTCCCTGATAGGTGGCCTCCTTCTCCCTGAGCAGCATGACGTCGCTGTCGGCGACGCGCTGCAGATGCTCCAGATGCTTCATGTCGTGGCTCATGATATCTTCACTCCCTTCATCCACTCGTCGACCTTGACGTACTGATACAGCTCGTCCGCCATCTTGAGTGCGATCTCTCTGGTGTCGCGCATGGGTATTGCGGCGTACTGATTACCCATCATGAACTCGTGAAAGCAGAACTCGTACATCTCCAGCAGGTCGCAGATCTTGAACCGCTTCCACTCGTCCTCTCGCATCTGCGGCAGCTCGATCTGCTGATGACCCAGACCCAGTCTCTCGGCCTCGTTGACAGCCGCGCCGTAGCCCTCGACTCGGTGCTTGCCGCCGAACGGAACGTCGCCGGCGAACTGCTCTCCCATGTCGTGATGCAGGCAGTAGTAGAGAACCTCCGCGCGAGGAATACCGAACACCTCGCAGTAGATCTGCGCGACGCGACCCTGATGCTCGATCACGTTCGGCTTTCGCAGAGTCGGCCAAGTGTGCCATCGCGCCACCTGACCGGCTAGATGCCTTGATCTGTAGACTTGATCTCTAGTAACCATTCACATCCTCCTCGTCATCCACTCGGTGCACGCCACGCGCCAGTCCTCTGACTGGATCTCGTTGGCTGCAGCCACCGCTCTTATCTTCTGGCCGTCTCTCCACAGACGGTGCGACCGAACAACCGGCTGAGCAACCTCGCAGAACCAGTCGTTCTCGCAATGTCTCAGAGGTACGTCGCTCTCTGTTCGGTAGCACTCGTCGTGCCACGACATGAACTCGATGACGTCCTCGTCGGCCTTCTCTCCGACCGTGAATACCGGGCGCGTCTTCAGCCGAAGAGAGAAGTACCTGTCGTCGTGCAGGGCGCCGACTATGCTGCTCTCCTCCTTGGCCATTCGCTTGGTCATAACGCCGAGCATCGTCTCGTACATGTGAAAGTTGTTCGAGAGAACGTACAGATCACCCATCGCCACGCCGACGCGAGCAGCCAGATACTCCTGCAGAAAGCTGAAGTGCACCGAGTTCGCGCCGTAGAGTCCCCAGACGATGTCGTTACTGCGGCAGCACACCGTCATGTCCAGAACTCTGTTCCCCTTAGATATGACCACGCCGTCCGGCCAGTGATCTGGACCGTCTCCGCGCACTCTGAGATAGATGTGCGTGTTGCACGGTCTGTCCTTCCACTCGCCGGTGAGGTCCAGAGCGCCGACCTCCTGCTCGCCGACGTTGCCGTTACCCAGACTAACGGGCAGCGTGACGCTGGAGCAGTCCCACATCTGGATGACGCACTGACGCGTCCCCGGGTCCTTGATCAGCCGATCCACGACCGCTCCCAGCTGATCAAGTCCGAAGCGGAAGCGCCATCGGTGTCCGTACGCTCCGTGGATCTGACCCCCGGCCTCCCAGTTCGCGCTCCCGCTGGCGCTCTCGGCGAACCGCTGGCCGAAGTCCGTCACGTAGTGGTTCAGCGTCTCGGCGTCGTCCCTGCCAGCCAGCATCCAGATGGCCTCCACGACGTGAAAGAATGGATTGGCATCTCTCACCTTGCTGAAGACCACGCGCTCCCACGGTCTCTTGAGGCGCGTGACGACGGGACCGGGGGCGACTAGGCAGGGACCCGCCCGAGTCTTCTCGAGCAGGCCGGAGTTGATTAGCAGGTGCACTCCCTTCGGGAGTGCCGCCGCTGAGTTCGTGGTGTCGATGACGTGCATCTGTGGCTCCTGTCGGTCAGAACGGTATCTCGTCGTCGTCCACCTCGGTGCGGCGTTTGCCGCCTCCGAAGGACGGCTTGTCGTCGCCGCTGCCGCTGCGCTCTGCGCGCTCCTTCGGCTCGAACAGCATGATAACTATCTTGTTCTCCTTCTTGGGGTCCGGGACGGGGACGCTGTCCAGGTAGATAGTGATCTGTCCCTTGTCGTTCTGGTGAGCCTGTCCTACTCGGTGCCACCAGACACCGTCCTCGTTGTACTTAGGTCTCGGAGTCATCGCGTCGTATCTCTTCGGCATGTGGCTGTCCCTTGAGATAGAGTTCTTCCAGCAGTATCGCCGCCAGACCCGCGCACTCTGGATCGTTGTACCAGCGGCACAATCCAGAGGGATGAGGTAGCTGCCGCCATGTGCATCCGTTCATCTGAACAGGGTGAATAAGTATCTTGGGGAGCTCCAGTGCACTGCGCACCTGCTCCCCGAACACGACAATGGTACGTCCGGCGTAGAGCGAAGGAAAACGCTCCGCCGCTGCCTTGGCCACCGGCCTGCTCCACGTTCTGGAGTTGATCAGGTTGAGCCGCTCGAAGCCGTCCATGTATCCCTTTCGCGTGACCTGCGGCTGGCGCGTCTGCAGAAGCCTCCAGAGACGGTAGCCGCTGCTCCCGGACGGGAACGGAGCGAGCGCGTACCTGGGATCCGCCGACAGCGGATTGTTCATTCCCAGCAGTACGGCCCTCACACCAGATTGAGCCACCGAAACACCTTCGCGAACACCTGCTCGCGGGATCCTAAAAAGCATTCCACCTTCTCCTCTTGAAAGTCGTAGTAGTGTCTGCGACTCTTTCTGTGCAGCGCCTCGATAGTCTTCTCCTGGATCTTGTGACCGCGCTCACGAACGGCCTTGACGCAGTCCTCCAGAGGCTCGTCTATCAGGGCGACCGCTATCGGTAGTCCGGCGTCCCGAAGATCGAGCAGGTTCTGTGGCTTGTCGGTGAAGTTCTTTCCCTCGTAGAGCACGTTGCATCCGAGCTCCAGAGCGTGGATCCTCATCAGTTCGTACGCCAGCGGTAGACTAGGCAGCGTGTCCAGTCCGCCGTTCGCTATCTCGTAGTGTCCGGGAACGTACAGATGCTTCTCGTTGATGTTGTTGTGAGTCAGGATGTATCCGGCAGGCTTCTGTCTGCCGGGATACTCCAGCTTGCGGCTCACCGGATAGAAGGACATGATCCTGCGGACCAGATGCGACTTGCCCGCGCCGTTCGTTCCCAGGAGACTGATTATCATGAGTGCTGATCCAGCTGACTGATCTCGTGCATGTTCGCCAGCGCGAACTCTCGACGGTCCTTCTTGTCCATGTCGTAGCACATCAGCAGCCACTGAGGAGTCTCGTACCACTCGCTGGTTCCCCACCGCACGCTGATGGGATTAACTGTTCGCCAGCTGAACGAGCCGCGATAGTTGACGTAGCTGAAGCGAAGAGTCTGCGTCGGCCGAGCCTCGTCCTGATGCATCTCCAGTATGCGAGCCAGCGCGGACAGATGATTGGTCGCCGAGGTGATCACCTCTCGAGCTCCCGTGTAGGACCATGCCGGATGCTCGCGACATAGCCTCTCGATGCTGGCGGCTAGATCTCTCAGGCTATGCTTCTGCGCTGGCATCGTCGCCTCCTCTGGGTCCCTGATAGGCTGGCACCGGCTCGCGATCCTTCCACGGCAGACGCACCACCTTGTCGCGCTGACCATGCGAGAGAGCCTCCTGGATGTCTGCCGCCGTCTGCGCGTCGGGCTTGTGCAGCTTGCCCTGACCCATCAGGTCCGGAAGCAGGCCGACGCGATAGCTGCGATGATTGCACCCTCGGCACGGCGTGAAGTCGCGCTCGCCGCGTATCAGCTTCTCCCTGGCGGCTCCCATCGCGTCGCCCTGCCACAGCTCACCGATGTTGGTCTCGTTCGTGTTGCCCACGAAGTACGGACTGTCCCACGTGTTGCAGCACAGAGGAACGTTGCCGTCCCAGTGAATGGCGATCTGCCTGAACGGATGATGACACCGCTTGCCTGCCATACTGTCGTCGGGCGCGAAGGCGAGGCCAGCGTAGTTGAACACCTTGCCGTGATTGCCAATCTTCTTGTCGGCCGCCTGCGACGCGAGATCCCGTATCTTCACCAGCGTCCTCGTGCCCGGTCTTCGGCGCTTGTGCGGGTTCCCGCGAATGTCCCGCGGATAGTCGTAGTAGGTGAAGCCAAGAGGATGCTTGACGCCCGATCGCAGCTTGCCCTTCTCCTCGATGGCCGCGATGACCTTCTCCACGAACTTCACGTTCTCGTAGTCGTCCAGCCCGAGGACGCTGACGCCAGCGTCGAACAGCGCTGTCACGTTCACCACCGGACCCGGCTTCCTGAGTAGTCCCCCGGCGTTGGTCAGCATCGTGATGTGCGCCTTCGGCAGACACTCGCGAGTGGCCGCCATCATCCCCACGTAGTCCGGATGCATGGTGGGCTCACCGCGCATGGCGAAGCCGACGCGACAGTTCCAGCCGAGAGCTCTCACGTCCGTGAGCGCCTTGACCAGCGTCTCCTTCTTCATGAACTCGTATCCCTTGCCCTGCTTCTCCTGTATCGCGGAGACCGCGCAGAAAGGACAGTTTAGATTACAGCCGCGCGTCAGCTCCAGCGTGACGTTGAACGGGGGTTCCTGAGTACGGTATCTTCGGCGCGTCATAGGTTCTTCTCCAGTCTGTTGTAGGCCTCTAGGACCTTGTCCTTCAGATCTCGCTTCTCGCGAGCAGCCTTCAGCCACCATCGGTCCTGCTGCTCCTTCAGTATCTCTGCCCGTCTGGACATCCTGCGCTGAACGGAGGCCGCGTTGCTGACCAGGAAGTCTCCTGGGTCATAGCCTGCCTTGCGCAGCGTGTAGCCCGCCTCCTCCTGGAACACCATAGGAAGTCCGCCGCTGAGCATCTCGTAGAAGCGGTTGGGAGGCGAGTGGAAGTTGCTGTGCGACTTGGCGTCCTCGAGATAGAGGCCGAGGCCGTGCCGTCCCAGCTCGGAGTGCAGATCCTCTATCTTCTTGACGTGTCGCACGTTGGGTCCGTTGTACTTCTGCTCGAACCGACTTGTCGGCGAGGAGATGGTTATGGGCAGCGACGGACTGTTGAAGAACTTGTCGAACGCCTTGGTTCGGCCGGCTCGGAAGCTTCCGTAGTAGAAGAGGTCTCCGGCGTCCTTCTTATTCAGAGGCGGCTTCTCCTCCTCGAACCCCAGAGCGTTCCAGTTTATCAGCGAGCTGAGAGTCGTGAGCTTGCTCTCCCTCTCGCAGGTCGTCCAGAACTCCAGGTGCGACTTACCCGCCTTGCGTCGGTCGACGAACGCCTTGCGGAACGGCGACGTAGCGTCGCCGTCGTTGATGGGCGGAACTATGGTGTAGTCCTGCTGTATCCAGACGATGCGCCTGACGCCGCGTATGGCGTGCGACAGCGGCTCTAGATGCTTGCAGAAGGCGTATGCCCCGTTCACTATGAAGAGGACGTCCGCCGTCTTGTAGAGCTCAATGGTCTCGTCGTCCACCAGCGGCAGGTCCAGCGTCTTGCTGAGAAAGAACGCCGCCTTGACCGACGCGACCATCGACTTCTCGCTGCACGCTATGAAGCTGAATATGGCTGCCTTCACGTCTCACCTCTCTGCTTCTGGAAGTCCCTGACTTGGTTAATTATCCTCTGCTTCGCGCCCGAAGCCAAGTTCTGAATGGCTCTCTGCTGCCAGCACGTGGGATCTCGCGGCGGCAGATGCGAGACGTAGTCTGCGTAGCTGAGAACGTCTCCGTAGTCGGAGTCCGTGTCCCGAGCGATCTTGAGAAGCGGATAGCTGGTGCTCATCTTCGGTCCATTCTCAGGACGTGCCAGCCTGCCTCGAAGATCGGCACGTCACCCGTGATCTTGAAGCCGCCGCGACTGATCATGGCCAGGAACTTCTTCCTGTCGTGCTCTGCCGTGTTGCTCTTCAGCACGTACTTGTCGCCGAAGCGTATCGTGCAGATGATGGACCTCTTCGCGAGCTTCATGAAGCCCCTCATGGCCGCCTGCATGGAGGGCTCGTCGATGAGGTCCAGGAACCGCACCGCCACGATCACGTCGGAGGGTGGCAAGCCCTCCAGCTTTCTGGCGTCGCCGACCTGCAGGACGTAGGACGGCGGCACCTTCTTGTTCTTCAGCTTCCCCTTAGCTATGGCGAGCATCTGCTCCGAGGAGTCTACGCCCGTAACGGTGGCCACGCTCAGCTGATGATACAGATAGAAGAACCTGCCGGTTCCCACCGGGCAATCGATCACGGTCTGCGGCCTCAGCTCGGTGAGCATGTCCTCGACCGCCGCGTTCTCCTCGCCCCATCGTATCTGCTTCTTGCGCTTGGCCTCGTAGCCGCTCGCCATCTTACCGCGATACTTTCTCGCGGTCCTGTCTCCCAGATTGAATGCCGCAGATGGTCTCATCTATCTCCTCCCCTTGCTGTCGAAGACTACTCTTCCGGTTGATCTCTCGAAGCACGTGACCGCCGCGCTGCTGTTTCTAGCCATCGCGCCCACGAACTCCTTGCAGGCTTCCTTGCTGTCGAACTTGACCTGCTTCGGCTCCTCGCATCCGAGGAAGCTGCAGAACGTTATGAGTACGAAGAATGGACTTTCCATGTCACTTCTCCTAATTGCTGCTTCATCTTCATGCCTTTATTCCACGGTTCTCGTCCTTTCATTGCGGCACTCATTTTTGCACGAGACTCAAGAGTGTGCTTCTTACCTTTTCTCTTCGACGGTTTTCCTTTCTGTGCTGCGCTCATCTTAGCTCGAGACTCAGCTGTATGTTTCCGACCTGCTATCCAGGGAATTTGACCCTTATGAACATCACTCATCTTTTTTCGGTGCTCAGGATTTTCCCACGCCTTCTTGATTAAATCTTTCAATATGATTGAGCCTCTCTCACGATAATCAGGATCTTTCCATCTTTCTTTTGACTCTCTTCTCATTTTATTCGCTTGGCGCTCTCGATACTCTGGATCTTTCCACTGCTCTTTTAATTGCCTTGTCATAGAAGCACTCCTACGCTCACGAAATTCAGAGGACTCCCATAGCTTCACGACTGCTAGTCTCATTGCTTCACGTGAAGCTTCTCTGGAGATAGCGTATTGCCAGCTAGAGCATGGTCTGCCTTGAGTCATTCTACTGAGTGCACTCACCATCTGATGATGTGCTCTGCCATCAAGAATAAATTTAGTCAAGAGCCAGTGTGCCAGAAAATGTTCTCGATAGGTCAGTGAGACCAAGTTCTCTGAGCTGTTATACCAGCTCGGATCTCCGCCGAAACTTCTAGGGTTTCGGTGATGTCTCTCGTAACGTACTCCTGGTTCGCGCTCGCGGCTCGCGGCGCGATCCATGATCTGCGTGTACCAGAGACGATACTTCTCAGTGCTCACGCGAACACTCCTCTTGGTCTGCCCTCGCCGTTCCTGACTCTCTCGTACTTGTCGAACTCGCAGAGCGTGTGCTCGACGTCTCGCATCTCCCACTTGGGCCACTGCCTCGGCCAGTTGCCCGGACTGCAACTGGCCGCGAGGATCAGCTGCATCTCCTCCAGCATCTTGGGCACCCTGACGCTCTTATCCTTCTTGTTCCTGCCGTGTATCCGGTTCAGTCCGCGCCTCGCCCCCGGTCCCACGTTGCACCAGCTCATGATGTCGTTCGCGTCGCAGAGAAGGTTGGTGTGCCGCAGGTCCGTGACTATCTCGTACGAGTGAAATGTGCCGAGCCACGGCTGCATCTTGAACCAGAGCCAAGCCGTCTGCAGAGACATCTTCTCCTTAATCATCTGCTTGGCAGCGTCCCTCCATCCGCTCTCCTCTCTGAAGTTCTTCAGGATCTCCAGGATCCCGTCCAGCTTGGTGAAGCCGGGGGGAGAGGTTATGATGTACGCTCCGGTGACGTAGGGGCCGTCACCGCAGATCGCCTTGACGTCCTTCTTCATGCGTCGCAGGTCTCCGGTCTGCAGGAACACCGCGAAGGCGTTGTTCTTGTCGAAGTCCAGGTGATTGAAGATGGCCTCTCCCGTGCTGATCCTGTTGAACATGCGGAACACGACCGTGGCCAGTAGCACGTCCGGCGAGTCTCTCATCTCCTCCCTCACGTTGCGTCGGAACCAGTCAGTGGTCTTGTCCAGCTCCCGGAAGACGTTCGTGAACCTGTACTTCTGCAGGATCGGGTCCCTCGTCAGGGACGACTTCCCCTCCAGACGGTTCAGGTACACCTGATGTCGCTGCCTCGCGTAGTTGAAGAAGGACTGCATCGTCATGGCTCATCTCCAGTACATCTTTGAGTGGCTTAGAGTTCCAGAACTCGGCTACGTAGCGCTCCTCCTCGCCGAAGTCCTCCTGCCGCAGGATCCAGGACAGGTAGCTCCGGTCTATCTCCCTGACGTGCCTCCACTCCATGCCCTTGTACTTGCCGAAGCCGATGATCCTCTGCAGATACGGAGTGTTGGTCAGCTGCACCAGCTCGTCCGCCGTCTTGAGCGTGAGCATTCGCAGGACCAGCGTGGCGGTCGTCAGCGCGTCGGGCATCGCTCGGTGGGGAGGCCTGATGCAGTAGGGCACCGCGAGGTCCAGCCAGTATCGCAGCACCTGATTGGAGTGCCTCGGCGCGTCCGGCCACAGATGACGCGACGCCCTCCAGGTGCAGATCACCTTGACGCCCGGAGCCTCCTGCGTCAGCTTGTAGCCCGACTGCTCCAGCATCCGCAGATCGAAGTCCGCGTAGTGCATCGCCACGTACTGCGATGTCTTGATCTCCGTGAGGATGGACTTGTTGCGAGCCATCAGCTTGGCCATCGTGGGCGCGTGCTTCAGCTGATCGTCCGTGATGTGATGCACGGCTCTAGCTATCACGTTCATCGAACAGGTCGGCTTCACCAGCTGATCCCTTCCGAGTATCATCTGCTGAGTCTCTGCGTCGACGGTCGCCACGGCCAGCTCGCACACCTGATCCTGCTCGCTGTCTCCCGTGGTCTCCGTGTCGACTACCGCTATCCGCATTCTTCATCTCCTCTGCGACGGATGAGAGCTGCGCTGACCACTTGGCCAGCGCAGCCCGACTCACTCCGCCGCGCTCCAGAGTGAGGGACAGCTGTCCCGCAACTCTGGCAACGTGACGGTGCCACTGCTGTATCTTCTCACGCATCGTCCATCTGCTTGACCAGCGACCGACAGTACGCGTCGCAGATCATCTTCATCAGATTTCTGCGCGGAAGCGACAGATCCGACCACAAGCTCACCTCTACGGACACGTTACGCAGGAAGTCTCGCACCTCGTCGGCAGGCTTGATCATCAGTCCCTTGGGATCTCGGGCATCCCATCCGCTGTCCAGCAGTGCGACCGCGACTTCGTCCACCGTCAGTTGACCGAGCATCGTCTGTCTGATCTTGGCTCGGACGTCTCGGAAGCGGAACGCTGTTACGTTACCTGACTTTGACTTGCCCATCATCTTCTCTCCTATAGCCACTGACAACGTCTAGCTGAGTCTCGCTGTGGCTCCACGATGGTCAGCTTCTCCCGAGCGCGAGTGGCGGCCACGTACCAGACGCGCATCTCGTCCTCGGGGTTCTTCTGCATCTCCGCGAACGTGCGGGACGCCATCTCCTTCAGCAGGATCACGTGGTCGGCCTCGCCGCCCTTCGCTCCGTGTATCGTGCTGAGCGTCACTCGCGGAACGGCGGAGAGCTTCTCGCCTCGCTGCCGCGCCGCGCGAATGTGGTTCTTGTCTCCGGCCGGGATGAGGTCCAGCGCCTCGTGCCACGGATCCTCCCTGAGAAGCCCGCCGCTCTTCCTGAGCCACTTGAGATCGACCACCGCGTCGTCCTCGGCCTTCGGCAGCGTCTTGAAGCCGCGCTTCACGCCGCGCTCCAGCGTCATCAGGCCGTAGATCCTGCGCACCGCCTCCACGTCCACCGTCTGTCCCTTGCGCAGCCGCTCCCAGTTCTGGATGGCGTCCAGAGTCTTTCTGCTGATGGACCAGTGCTCGTGCGGCAGTCGGCGATAGACGATACCCTGCCGCTTGAGCGTCGGCTCTATCTGCTCGTTGAGAACGTATGCGTTTCGCGCGAGTATCAGGATCTGCCCGCTGCCGCAGTCCACGCGGTCGAAGGACAGCGCTCGCTCGATCACGCCGTCTGCTCCTCGCCGCGGCGACCACGCCTTCTCTCGTCGATGCTTCACCCTGGATATGATCTTGTTGGCCACCTCCTGCACGGTGATAGGCACGCGATAGCTCTGTCCCAGAACCTCCACGTCGCCCCTCATGTCTATGAGGTGATCGACGTCGGCGCCAGCCCACCGATAGATGGCCTGATCGTCGTCGCCGGCTACCGCCACTCTGTCGCATCCCTCCGCCAGACTCTCGACGACGCGCCACTGCAGATGGCTGAGATCCTGGCTCTCGTCTACGAACAGCTCCTTGAGATTAAGCCGGATGCCGCTGCGCACGAACTCCATCAGCATGTCCGTGAAGTCCATCAGGTGATAGGCCTCCTTGAACTCCTGCAGCTTCTTGCTGAACAGAAGCAGCTGAGACTTGTTCAAGTTGTCGTCGTCGATGTTGTGCAGCCTGTTCAGCGGGATCTCGCGGATGCGCGACAGGTTCTCCATGAACATGAGCCGGTCGCCCAGACTGTATCCGGTGTAGAGTCCGTCCTCTGACATCCCTCGGCCGGTGATCTCCACTCCGGCGTACTTGGCGAACTCCTGCATTCTCGCGCCAGCCAGAACGTCGCTGCGCTTCATGCCGAGCTGCTTGAAGCACATCGAGTGAAGCGTGCTGAAGAACGGGAAGTCCTTCCTCGTCAGGTTGAACTTCTTGCAGGCACGCTCCATCGCCTCGCTCGCGGCCTTGACCGTGAAGCTGAAGTATCCCAGACGATCTGGCGGCACGCCGCGAGCCAGCGCGTCCTCGACGAAGCTGATCAGCTTGGTGGTCTTGCCGGTTCCCGGTGGTCCCAGAACAATGTCTGTCATGTGTTCAGCCCCAGATGTATCTTCTCTAGATTTCGCTTCGCGAAGTGCTCCGGACTCTTGGCCAGCACGCGACGAACCTCCGTCTCGAAGCACTCCTCGATCCTGTAGTTCAGCAGATGACACAGCACCGACAGCGTCACCAGACAGCCGCCGACCTCCTGCTTCGGACTGCCGGTCGGTCGCTCGTACACGGTCTTGATCACCAGATGAAGAGTCTTCTCGTCGACTCCGGCGCACTGGCACAGCTCCACCGCCTCCTCTGCGAAGCGAAGCGAGCGAACAGAAAGGTTGGTCATGTGCTGCTCGCCGAAGCAGCGAACACCCCACTCGTACGATATCCTCTGCAGCGCGTCCACTATGCTCATGTTCTCATCCTTCCTGACTTGAAGCACTCCAGACATCTGTGCTTCCACTGCTCCTCACCGAGTTCCTTGTAGAACGCCCATCCAGCGCCGCGAAGCTTCAGGATGGCCTCGTCGAACGTGCTGACTCCTGTGTCTAAGGAATCCGGACAAGTGTCGCAGTGAAACACTACGTGCTCCTTTACCTGATCTATCGTCACGATCACCTCCTACGGCCAGTTCTTGTGAACGCAGCGTCCGCAGCCGTCCTCGCGACTAACTATCTCCACCGAGTTGACGGCCTCGTAGTCGCAGAGATCTACGATTATTCTCTCCAGCTCCTCCGGCTCCAGCTTCGCGAATAGCTGCTGCATGGCCAAGTCCCTCAGTCCCTCGTTTGAGGTGTACGGCTGGTCGCCTCCAGACTGTCGCCAGATGCGACAGACGTAGTACGGCGTCTGCACTCGTATCATGTCCTCGAACAGCATCGTCATATGTCCTGCTCCTCCCTGTCTATCTTCGGTGCGGTCAGCTCCATCAGTCCCTCTATCTTATCCGACGGAACGTACCAAGTCCTGATCCCGCGCTCGTTGTTGATATTGATGAAGTGCGCTCCGCCGCCCATCGCTCTTATCTTGGTGAGTATCTGGCCGCGCTTCAGGTCTCGAACACCCTCCTGCTGCAGATACTTCTCGAACGCCTTGATAGTGAAGTAGTATCGCTGCTCCTTTATCGACTCCCACGGTCTGCCCTCCATCAGGTCCTCTACCCGCTCCGCTCTGGCGCGGTTCGTGAGGAACTCCTCCAGATGCTCCTGAAACTTCCCCCCGGTTCCCGCGTCCGGGGGTGCCTCTATGAGGACGAGGCGGTCCATCGCCTCGGACAGCACCGACAGCCAAGCGTCCTGCTTCATCGTCTTGAACGACTTGTTCACGCGGTTCATGCAGGCGCGATGGAAGCGCTGATACATCTGCAGGTCCTCGGTCGTGAGCTCGAGACGCTCCCCGAGGACGTCCGCGAACCATATCGGCGGGTCCGTGTCCAGCTTGCTGAGGCCGGTTATCACCGGGAACTCTCCGCCCTTGCCTATGCCGAACTTGCGCGTGCGACACAGCACGGAGTCGCAGAAGGAGCGCATCGGCTCCTCCTTGCAGGTGTACTCGTAGTCCTTCTTGCTGACGGACCTGATGATGCCGCTCACCTCGTCGGTGGGCAGCGGAGGCTTGAAGAACATCTGGTTCGCTCGCTCCAGCCGCGCCTTCCAGTTCTCCGGATCTGCTCGCTTGTAGTACAGCGCCATCATGAACAGAGTGCGCTTGCGACCGTCCTTCTGGATCCCGGCGGAGGTGAGATGCTGCAGGCACGGCGGTCCGTTGGCGAAGTCGTCCTGAGCCTCGTTCTTGCCGCTGGCCTTGCCCTTGCCGGTTCCGTTGTAGGTCTTTCGCCTGGAGCGGCACAGCTCCGCGAACTCGGCGACGGTCGTCTGCTTCTTCTCCGCGAACGACACGAACTCGGCCATAGTCATCTCGGACCCGGTCTTCTTGAGGCCGTGCTGGTTCTGCAGCTTGCCTCCGAACGTGTCCCCGAAGTAGGGCATCACCATCCAGCTTCCGAGATCATTGCGCTCCACCAGGACGCGGGTCTGCTTGGGAAATATCTCGCAGTCGGCCATGCCCAGAGAAGCCGCAGCGTCTCTCAGCACGCCCTGAACGTCCGCAGCAGGCTCCGGCTCCTTGAGAAACAGGAACAGATGCAGACCACCGGACTTGGACCTGCAAGGAACGAGGGGATACTTGGCTGTCTCGACGCGCTTGATCATCTCTATCAGGTCCACGTCGTACTCGTCGAAGTCTATGCTGCCCCACGAGCAGGAGTTGTCCTCGCGTATCGGTATCACGCCGAGAGGCCGCTTGCCCGCGACGTGCTGCTCCCACAGCTCGGGAGTCACCGGCTGGCGGAGCGTCTTGGCCGTTCGCTTGATGTTCCACTTCAGCCCCTCTGGATCCTTCTCCGGGACGCCGTGCGTGCCAGACGCACCGGCGAACCCAGCGAACAGATCCATCAGTCGCTGCGTCGCGTCTCTTGACATTGACCCTCCTAGAGAAGAAGAGAGTACGGCTCGGCCAGCGCAACCGACTTTCCCCGAAGCAGATCACCTAGGAGGGGTGATGGCAGTGCCCGCTGATTTAAGGCTGCCGATCTGCTCCAGACCGTACTCGGCCGGAACTATGCTGCGTCGTCCACCTCACTGCCCGACGCAGGGGCTCCGGAACCGTCAGTGTCCTCCATCTTGTCGCTGACCTTCTCGCCAGACGCGAACGCGTCGTGCAGGGCCTCGGCGAGCTTGATCTCTTCCATTGTCTTGATCATGCCCTCCTTGGTGATCTCGAACTGATACCAGGAGTTCTCGCCGACAGTCCGCAGCTTGGTCTTCAAGCGCCAGTAGTACGCCCAGATCGGCGCTTCCTTGCCGCTGGGAGTTCTGAGATTGCCTAGCGCCGTCATCCAGTTGCGGCCGACCATGTGTCCGCTGCCGCTCAGCGGGATAGTATACGGAAGTAGCTTGCCGTCCTTCTTGACGAAGCCAGAGAACTCCCTGGACTCGTTGACGGTGTTGCCGTTCGGCATCTTCCACGCCTTGCGAATGCGACCATCGTCGCCCTCCACGTCCTCCAGCGTAGCCGTAGCCGGTCGGTCGACGTGACGCGCGACGAAGCCGCCGCGATCAGGCATCCACTCGATCCAGCACTTGGTGAAGTAGCACGGCAGAAACTCCATGCCCTGATCACCGTCGATGAGGGACTCGGAGGCCTCAGCGTTGCGCAGCCAGATCGAGCCGCCCTCCGCTCCCTCCACGTACTTGTCGTGTCCCTTCAGCGCGACCTTGCTGTTGGCCTGCAGCAGATAGACGAGAGGTACGACGTTGTCCTCCATCTTCCTGCTGACGCCCTCTCCGGCGCGCTGATCCAGCGCGTCGAGAACTCCTGCCTCAACTGGCAACTGATCCTTGACCTCAGTCAGTGCGGTCTTCTTTCC